TAGTCCATGAATGAAGCCATGACACTACCCTACTACTGCGTGACGCTGTACTTCGATGCCGACCCCAGGAAGGCCGCGTACTTCTGCGGGTTCTTCGCGACGTCCTCAGGGTCAATTCCCATCGCCTGCAAGAAGGCCCCGAGATCCGGCTGCACCTTCCCCTGGCCTTGGCCCTTCGCGGCCAGCTCAGCAGCCGACTGCGAGATGCTGTCCTGGTAACGGCGCTCGTCTGTTGCATCGCCCATCATCCACTGCGCCAGCCGGATCTGCTCACCGATGCCGTTCTGGGAGTTGTTCTGGGCAATTCGGGAAGCGTTCTCCTGCTCCTCCTGCATGCCGAGCTGGCCGAGGAGGGACTGGAGCTTGGCCTGGTTCGTGGCTCGCTGAAGGTTGCCCTCAAGACCCGCGGCGTTGCCGACGTTGGTGTTGTGGTTCACCGCCGTGGCCTGGTTCGACACGAGCCGGTCTCCAGCGGCCTGACCACGAGATGCCTGGTCTGCGATCTGTCGGGCCGTCTGCGAGCTCAGGTCAGTGCCCTGCTGGATCTGGTTCCCCATCGCCTGCTCGATGCCAAGGTTCGCGAGCACCGCATCGTTCCGGCTGTTGGCCGAGTCCGTTGCTGCCTGCGTGTTCTGCTGTGCCGTGGCAGCATTCTGTGCCGTCGAGTCGATCGCATCCTGGTAGCCCTGCTGAATCACAGGTGCGTCAGCGTCGATGGACCCGCGGAGCTGCCGGTACATCGCTTCGAGACGAGAGTCGTTATCCGCGGCGTTCTGCTTCAGGAGGTTCCGCTGGGGGTCATAGTTCGCCATCGGAATGCTGTTGCCGCCACCGAAGATGCCAGAAGCCATCTGGAGGTAGTCCGCGAAGGACATTCCAGGGCTGGGCTTCTCCTCCACAGGAGGGTCCCAGGTCCCACCTCCGGGACGGTTACGGCTGCCAGTTGATCCCGCACCTGCGTAGTTACGCTCCGCACCGAGAAGAGAGTCGCCGTATCCGCCGCCGAGCTGTGCCTGGGGCCGGGAAGTGACCCAACGACCGATAGAGTCACTGAGGTTCTGTCCACGCCGGGTAACGTCGGTGACGGCGTTGCCAATGCCACCGAGGAACATGCCGATCCCCTCGGTGCCCTTGGTGTTGTCGCGGGACGGCTTGTAGATCGACCCCTCTGGGTCCTCGGTGAAGTTGTCCTGGAAACGCTTGCTCAGGTTTCGAGGCGCGATCGCCTTATTGTCCTTGAGCGTCTTCTGGTACGCCTCAACAGCGTCATCAACGCCGTTCTTGTTCTTGTCAACCACAATGGTCCCCTTTACAGCGAGTACTGTGCCTGGCGGCGGTTGATTGCCTCAGCCCGAGCGGCTTGCTGGTTGGCGGTGTTCTCGCCCTTGAAATTGGCAGTCTGGTTGTCCATGTCGGTCATGAAGTTCGTCTTTGCGCCCTGCACAGTGTCGTACTGCTGGCCGAGCATCCGCTGGAGCTCCTGGTACGCATCTGCGTAGCCCGAGCTCTGGAGCATGCCACGAGAGCCGAAGTCATCGAGCTGGTTCTGGTAGCCGCGACCCGAGGCCGTCAGCTTGTCGTCCCAGTTCCATGCCTTGGCGCCCTCGTCATAGCCGAGGTCACGAAGCGACTGGTTGTAGTCGGTCTGGTAGTTCGTACGCTGGAAGTCGCTGTCTGCGAGGTAGCGCTGAAGCGCACCTTGGAGAGCAGAGATCTGGGTCTGGTAACCGCCATCGCCAGCGAGGTAGTCCTCTTCTGATGGCGGGGCCACCATTGGTGCCATGCCGCCCCCGCTGAAGGGGACCATGCCCCCACCACCACCGCCACCACCTGAGGGAGGGGTCTGACCAGCGCCAGGAGAGAATGGCACGCCAGTCTTCGCGTCAGCAGAGACGTAGTTGGGGGCCGCTAGTCCGCCACGAAGCGGAGGCATCACGCCGTTGGGCGAGCTCGTGAAGCTCTGCGGCTTGGGCTTCGGGGCCGGGGTCTTGGGCGATGACGGCTTGCGCGGAGCAACGCCGCCAGAGAGCATGTTTCCTTTGACCATGACTAGTTCCTTCCGCCAACCTGCCGAAGCAGGGCGTTCTTTCGAGATTCGTTTCGGAGGTCGCGAGCTCCGTACCCGGTCATATCCTGTGCTGCCCCAACGTTCGGAGCACGTCGGCCAGCGCCGTAGCGCTTAGCCCCAGCGGCAAACTTATTGAAGCCACCGCCGCCCACTTGGGAGGAGTTGCGGCCAGTCGCCGGGTTGTAGCCAATCGCCATAGCAGAAGAATACCCTACGATACGGTTTTCGACACTGTTTCCTTGCTGCCGACATAGGCAGTAAGGGTGAAGAGGTTGATTGGAGCTGAGCCGATCGAGCCGTCCGTGTCGAACACGATCTTGAAGTAGATCTGCCGGAATCGGAGTGACTTGAACATCTTGACGAACTTCCGCATCGGGCCGGTGCCCTGGAGGTCGTAGTCCGAGAACACGGACAGGTCCCCAATGAAGGGAGAGCCCCAGGTGCCGCCGAGCAGCGTGCCCCAGGTCACACCTTCGCTGTAAAGCTGCCCCCACGAGACCTGAGCGTGGTGCACGACAGGGACAGCCCAGCCCCGAACCCGAGTGCGGAACACTGCGTCCACGCCCCACCAGAAGAGCCGCTTGAAGTTAGAGCTGAGCTGGTAGCTGTAGTTCTTCGTCTGCATCTCACAGGTGTAGTTCTCTGTCGCGTTCGTGAATGCGTCCGCGATGTAGAGCAGCTTGCCTGTGCGTCCAACGCCAGAAGGGACGACGGCTGAGGAGTTGACGTATGCCTCGTCGGTGAGCACACCGGCAGGGCTCATGATCTGGCCGATCGAGCCGTGCTGTGGGCTCTTCCAGCGGGTCCAGGTCTTCGTGCGGAGCGAGTACACGTACATCGTGTCGTAGTAGTGGAAGATCGCTCGGTTGTTGAATAGCGAGACCCCGAACGGGATCGAGGTGTTCGCCTGACTTGTGGCTGTAAAGGGAACCTTGAGGTTGATCTGCTGGGCGTTGTTGTTGATGAACTGGTACGCCTTCTCGTCGTACATGAAGTACAGGTAGCTCTCGTAGGAGATGAGGCTGTCCTTCGAGGTCAGGCCCACTCCTGGCACGAGCAGCGTCACAGAGCCTTGTGCCGGATCAGCGTTGAAGCTGAAGGCGTAGATCGACTGCGTGCGGAACGCCACGAGGGTGTTGTAGTAGGTCGTGAGCAGCACGATGTCCTGGCCGTCACCCTGGCCGACGTCCACGAAGTTCGGGGACGTCCAGAAGCTCGGCTGACCCAGCACCTTCGAGTAGTAGACGCGGGTGCCGTTGACGTTGCCCCGGCCCGGAGAGATCCAGAGGCGGCTCTTGAACGAGACGATCGTGTCGCCGTGCGGCATGGCCGCGTCTGCGACAAATCCACCCACAGGAGTCCAATACCCTCCAGGATCAGTCTCCCCGACAGGGGAGGCCAGCCACGCCTTGTTGTCGAACTGCGCCATCGAGCTCGCAGCAAAGGTGTTCGTAATGAGCGACCACGCGGTGCCGTTGTAGCTCCACGTCGAGCTCAGACCGTCAGTGGCGATGAGGTGATAGGTGTTTCCGGTGCCATAGAAGAAGCCCAGGAACCGAGGGTTGCCAGCGGTGCCGAGCGTCAGGGGCTTGTTGAGGTTCTGGAACGGCGGGCGCGACCGAAGAGACCCCTCCAGGCCGGGGTCCCAGTTGAGGCACTCAACGAGCTCCGAGTCCTTTACAGCAGTCGGGTCGTCGTAGGTATTGAGGCCACCGGCAAAGGGGCCGATGACGAGCGGTTCGCGACCCATCAGTAGCCCCACGTTTCGATGATGACCGGGTACGTCATGTGCTGGGCCTGGCGCTCGTCTTCCATCTGCCCTTCGAGGGCGGCACGGAACCGCTGCTCGGACATCTGCGACGACTGCATATCCTCGTCCATCTCGTAGCACTTCATCATCACGTAGTCAACAACGGCGTTGTAGAACTTGTCCGCCACGTCGAGGAGCTGCGTCACGTCACCAGTGAGTTCGGTCGGATAGACCGTGCAGTAGAGCGTCAGGTTCTTTACAGCATCAGGCTTGGGCCAGACAGTGAGCTCGCCGTCCCACTCGTACCAGAATGCCGGGGTGCCGGTCTCGATCTGCTGCGGGTCCTGTGAGATGATGACGCGCTCGGCCTCAGCAAAGGGCAGGTTCTCCAGGCGCATGTTGTCGTAGTGCAGCGCCTCGATCTGCTGGATCTTGAGCGCCGGGAAGGTGTAGCTCGACACACCGATAGCGGTGGGGAGCGTGGACTTCGCCTTGATCGACTTGTTGCTCGTGACGATCTCCTGCTGAGCCGAGTTCGCCCAGCGCGCGATGTCTGCGTTGTCGAGCTGCACGCCGGACTCATCACCGAAGGTCCGTTTGATGTCCTGGACGAGAGCGCCGAACGTCTTAGTGGATGGTCTGAGAGACACTGCGAGCCCCCTTCTCAGTGAAGATCTTGCCGTTGTGGCGGTATGAGCTCAGGCCGTAGCGCCCACCCTTGATGAGCTCAGCAGCGAGCTCCTGGCGCTCCTCCGCGATCTCTGCCTCGCGCTTGTGCTTGAGCAGCTTCTCAGCCGCGTCCTTCGCCTTGGCGCGTGCGGCAATCTCGGACATACCGTGCTTGCTCAGGTCGCCCTCGAAGAGCCACGCCAGGATTGCCTGAGTGTCCTCGATCTCGCGCTCCGAGATGTGCTTCACCGGGTAGCCGAGACCGAGAGGGCCAAGGCGCCACGGGCTGAGGTCCCAGATCGCGAACGGGTGAGTGTCGGTGTCGTCCCGCTGCGAGCTCGGAATGAACCGAAGCTCCAGGTAGGGGTTGTAGTCGCGAAGCACCTCGGCAAGACGAGACGCCTTGCTGGGGAGAAACTCCCCGTGCTCTTGCGAGTACAGCGGGGCGTCGATGATCTGTGCCGGGTGGAGAGTAGACATGGCAGCCATCCTACCCTATGGAAGACTCTCGGCGTAGAAGGCCCGAGAGATGTCCGAGATCGATCCGGTGGCAGCAGGCACCGCCACGAGCATCGCTGCCCGCTTGTGGTCCGTGGTGGAGTACTCTTCTGCGGGTGCGAGCCCGCTGGTTGCAGCCCAGTACGGGCGAGGGCCGTCAGGCATCACCAGAGCTCGAAGATCCGACAGAGAGTTGGGGTCGATGTTGACGGCGACTTTGCGTAGCCACTCGATCTCCAGGTCTGTGATCGTGAGCAGGGCTGCTTCGTCGTCAGTTAGAGCCATCTCCCTGCCCTTTCGTCTTGTGCGCCCGGACGTGAATGCGCAGATCTGAGTCTAGGCGCTTGAGCCCCTCTCGGACAGCTTCACGATCAGCCCGAAGCTCTTGGCGGACGGCGTTGCGGTCCTCCTGGATTTCCTGTCGGATTCCGCCGAGGTCTAGGTGCAAGTCCCTGCGGAGATCCTCGATCCACCCGCGAGTTTCCTTGTGGCGGCTGTCGTTCTCGACGCGAAGGTTCGTGCTGTGGTCATTCTTGACCTCATGCTTCACCACTCGACCGTCCCGAATGACGGTGACGAGGGAGGGGCCGATGGCGGCGGCAACGAGCCCGAGAGTCTTTACAGACTCTCCAAGGACGCTGGTTTCGACCCAAGGCTGGCCATCAGGCCCATCGATCGCAGAGAGGAGGAAGATGCCAACGAAGTAGAGGGAGACCCAGACGGCTGTCCAGAGGAGGGTCTTTGGGGACTTCTTGTTCACGGGGGCTCTTTGTGGGGAGGTATCAGGGGCAATGAGAGCAGTCATGATCTATCCTTTACAGCCAAGAAAAGGGGGGCAGGGTCTCCCCCACCCCCCTTTCGGCCTCACGAGGGACTAGCCTCCGATGATGTCCGTGATCTTGCCGTGGGTGTTGCGTCGGCCAATGCCGAGCTCGTGGCGCTCCACCATGTGCGCCTGCCAGATGTCGTACCGGCCAGCGGCGTCCACCTTCTGCTTCAGGATCGAGCCATCACGATCCAGCCAGTGAATGTCCTCGTCGCGGTAGAACGTGATGTCGTCCTCGTTGAGGAAGTGCATCGTGCCCAGAGGAGCGTCGAAGTCGGCCACAACAGGCACCTCGGTGTCGCCAACGTGGAAGGACAGGCCGGTGTAGCCACCGTCGAACTTCGTGGTGTTGGTGAATCCGCGGAGCTGCGACAGGAGAGCCCAGTAGGCGCGGAACGAGCCGTCATCCGTGAGGATGGCCGAGGTCTTTCCACCGCGACCGCGGATGCGGTCAACCAGGCGCAGCATCAGGCCCTCAGACAGCGCACGCGCGGTGCCACCGTTCGAGACGATCTCGGAGGTACACTCGGGCGCCGTGGCGGGGTTGATGTTGTAAAGAACACCGGAGTTGGCGATGATGGCGCCAAGACCCGTGATCTCGCGGTTCACCGAGCCCGTGAGGGTGATGAGCTGGCCGACAACCGTGGGGCCAATGACAGCACCCGAGAGGGTGATGGTGTTGGCGCCAGGCGTCATGTCACGAGCGGTGACCGTGCGGTTGGCCGCAACGACCGTGCTCGGGGCAGTGACGATATCGACCTGGTGCGAACCGACCCAGAAGAGACGAGCATCCACGACAGGGATGACGTTCGACGTGACAACGGCGCGGACAGTGGTGATCGCACCAGAGCCATTGCCGTAGATCTGGCGGTTGAGGTCCTTCTTGAAGTCGATGCGACCCCGCTCCATCTCCTCATCGAGAGACTTCGCGAACGCCTTCGGGTTCGTGTCGGACATGTCGATCGAGTGTCCGGTGAGCTCGATGCCGAGGTAGTCGCTCTTCAGCGCGAGACGCGCTGCGGCGTAGCCCTGCGCGCCTGCCGTGGGAAGAGCCTCAGACTCGTTGCGGGAGCCGAGGCCACCGTTGCGACGAACGTGGACAGGGAACGTGACGTACTTACCGTTCGTCTCGTTCGAGACGCCATCCGAAGAGCGCGTGACGCGCTTCAGGGCGACGATTTCGTCAGGAAGCTGACGACGGACGTCACCTTCGTAGACCTCTTTGAGAGTTGCGTCAATTGACGCGAGACTGGAGCCCATTGGACTGCCTTTCATGTGTGTGCGAGAGGTGGCGGTTACTGCTGCTTACCACGCGCGATCATCGCTGCAACCAGTTCGCGGCGCTGATCCTTCGTCAGGTTGCTCGGATCGACGGCCCCCGCGTTGGGGGTTCCGCCGCCAGGTCCCGAGGGGAGTCTGGGTGCGAGCTGGCCTGGACGAGGCGTGGTGAGGAGTCGATCTCGCAAAGCATCAAAATGAGCTGCGGCTGCGTCGAAGTTGTCCGGGACTTGCCCGTTTGCTCCGATGCTGGATGCGGCGATGCGGACGATTTCCTTGATGTCCGCTTCGTCGTATCCCTTGCTCTTCAGGCGGGTGTGCTCACCGTCCAACCAAGAGTCTGCCTCTCGGTCTGCAACCTGCTGAACCTCTTGCTGCTGACGCTGCGAGAGGAACTCCATGATTGCGTGGTTCTGCTGAGCAAGAGCACTGTAGCGAGGATCTTCACCCTCGTCACCGTCCTCTTCTACCTGCTCCTGAAGCTCCTGCTTGTCAGGGAGCCGACCGTTTTCCCGAAGGAACTTCTGAAGGCTCTCGAACACCTGGAGCTGACCCTGCGGGTCATTGAGCTGCCGCACGACCCCCATAGACTGCGAGACGTGATCCGGGGTGATGCCCTGGTCCACGAACGACTTCCAAGGGGCGTAGCTCTTGTTGACTGACTCAACGCGCTGACGCGCTTCGAGATCTGCCTTGTCAAGATCCGGCTTGATGAGCTGCCAGACGTTGGGACCGACCTTCTTCTCGACTTCTCCCCAGAATGGGTTCGAGTCGTTCTGAATGTCGTTGCTGTGGTCCTGCACCTGAGTGTCCTGGGCCGCTGCGGGCTCCTGGTTTTCAGATGAGAACTCCTGGCCGTCGATGTCGTCCATTGCTTCATCCTTTTCTGCTGTACCTCTCGCGGAGGCCCTGGCTGGTATTGATACCGAGCGTAGCACAATAGGGTGCCTGTAAAGCAACAGCCCCCCGGACATTTCCGAGGGGCTGTTGCTTGGGGGTATTTACAGGCCAGACACCGTGAGCCCGTGGAGCACACAAGCAGAAATCAGATCGTTCTTGCCCATGCCGTTCATGCGATCGGCGGTGTAGCTGGTCGCACTGAAGGCAGTCAGTGCTGCCTTCAGGTTGGCGATGCTCGGGCCACGAGGCCGCGAGGCACGGTTGGATGGTGCAGTGTCATACCGGATATCAAAAGCGGGCACGAGGTCCTCCTATGCAATAGGGCCGGGCGCGGGCGCTGGGCCGGGGTCTTCTGTCGGGGCCATGCTACCACCAGGGGGCTGCATCCCCATCGAAGGATCTCCGCCGCCCTCGGGGCCACCCAGCTCAGGAGGCATTTGTGCCATGAGGGACTGCTGCATCATCTGCCCGCCCATCTGCTGGTGCCAGGCAACGTGCTTCTCGAACTGGTCCTTGACATCATCGGGAAGCGTCTCGTACTCCTGGCTCATGCGGAATCGGTTGTGAGTCTCGATGTGCACCTCGTGAACGTCGAAGTCGTCCACAGCTACGACAGGGGGGAGAGCTTGCTGGATCTCGCTGTAGATCTGCTCGACCGGCATTCCCTTGGCAAGCATCTCGGGGCCGACCTCAGACATGGCCTGCTCGATGAACTGCTCGTTGGCCTGCTCGATGGCGCTCGGGTCGTCCTTGAACGCCTTCATCTTCATGTTCTCGCGCTGAGCCTTGCGCTCCGCTGCGTTCACGATGTCGAGCACCTTCTGCGGCCCGCCGATCTCCAGCATCTTGAGCGCCTGCTCCGGGGGAATCATGCCGAGAGACACGAGATCCATGACCTGAGCCTGCTTCGCTGCCTGAGACTGACCGATGGCAGAGCCGGGCTCGACACGGACGTCTGTGCCGTCCTGGATGTCGGCACCACTGAGCAGCATCGTGTCGAAGGCACCGTCAAGGCCGATGACCTTGATCTTCCGCTTGATGTCCACGAACTGCTGGAAGAGGAGAAGGGTGTGCTTGGCGACGTTCTCGATCGCGTCCTCGATGCCCTGGTACTGCGGCGTGAGGTAGTTGTCGTCGCGCTCGCCAAGGTAGGCCAGTGCCGTGCCAGCAGTGACGCCCGCGGGCGCCTGGCCCTTGGAGACGTCGTGCTGCCCGGAGATGTCCTCCAGATCTCGCAGCGATCGGTCCTCTTGCTCAAGGACATACTGCGGGAGCTGGGCCAGCGCCATCGGCTGCGGCGGCGGAAGACCGGGCCTGTAAAGGATGATCCCACCGGGCTCGTTCGTCATCTTGCCAGGGACGATTGAGTTTTGTGCTGCGATGAGCTGGGGGTTTCCCATCCGTCGAGCGGCGACCGCGAGATCTGTGCGGACCTCGTTGATTTCCTTCTGAATCGGGATGAGGTCCACCAGAGGTGAGTCAGCCCAGAAGGTGTCGTTGAAGAGGTGCTCGATCTTGGTGTACGGGAAGCTGCCGTGGTCGTAGGGCAGGCCATCGTAGTAGTCCACGAGGACATCCTCGACCATGACGAAGAACCCGCCGTTGGGGAGGAGCTTCGTCGCCCCCGGCTTCACCCAGAACTCGTAGACGATCACGCTATCGAGCTGCTGCCCGGACTTCGTGATCCCGAGGTAGCCCTCGTCCATGATCGTGTTCGCGGAGTTGGTGGACGGCGAGAGGTCCACGTCCTTGAGCTGCTCGCTGTAGAACGTCCGCACCCACGACAGAGGGCGGACTCGGGCCTCGATCACGTAGGGCTGGTCTTCCAGCTCGCGCTCACGCTGCTCGGGAACGAAGATGTTGAACGGGGTGACCTTGCGGAACTCGATGTCTCCGAAGTCCTCGCCGCCGCCAGGCATCGAGACCTTGATGGACTGATCCCACGACGTCTTGATGAAGCCGTTGCCGGTCATGATCGCCCACCAAATGGCGGTGCTGTACTCCCGGCGAAACTTCTTGTTCATGGAATAGTGCGTCCACGTCTGCTCAGCAGCATAGGCAGCGCGAACGTCCTCATCCTCAGCGGTGCTGGGGACTGCAACGACGTTCGGCAGCGAGCTCAGGAACTTCGAGTGCTCAGTGCGGACGAAGGACCGCAAGCGGTTGATCGTCTTCCGGCGCTGGTGCCGAGGCGCCTGCTGCACTGAGAGCTTGCCGCCCACATTGGCCGCGGTGCCTGTAGCCACCTGAAGCCACTGCTGGCCGAAGACCATGCTCATGTTGATGTACCACTGGCGCTGCTTCGGGAGCTTGGCCCCTTTACAGCGGTTGAACTCGTCACCAGCCCACGCGACGAGCTTCTTGCCGTCGTCGGATTCGCGGTATGCAGCAACGTCAATGCGAGGGTCAGGAGTAGCCTCAGCGGTGACTCCTGGGATGGCTTCCAGCTCAGAAGAAGCTGTGGAGTTGCTCTTGTTCGCCATCGCTCAGCCCCTCGGGATCTTCGTTGTTGCGAAGTGCCTCTCGGCGTGCTTCGGCTTGGTCGGATGGATCATAGTCTTCACCAGGATAGCCGACTCGGACCTGATCCATGACTTGAATTGCCTGGTAGGCCGCGACATCTTGTGCGGCGGCGATGGTGGTCATCTTGTCCACGAGGTCGAGCTGGCGAAGCATCACCGGGCTCAGGGACTCAATGAGACCTTTACAGAGCCTAAGAACGACTACGACGATCGCTGCTGCGGCCAGCAGTATCAAGCCACTGGCGCAGAGTACGAGCAATGTTTGCCAGGTCATCTCCAAGTCCTTCCTTCAGTCCGTCGAGCTTGCCCTGGGCCATGAGGCGGGCCTCGTACTCAGCAATGGATTCCTGCTCCGATTCGGAGTCACCGGCACTGAGACCGGCGATCTGCGCGAGCTGGCGGATCGTGCTCACCGAGAGGTAGACCCGCTCTGCGATGACCGGGTTGCCCGGCTGAGACCGGAGGAGCACGTCCACGCCGGTATCTACGAAGGGGCCGACCGTCGTGCGTGTGATGAAGTCACAGGCAGGGGCTCGGTCGGGGTGCGTTACGAGCTTGAGATCGCCGCGTGAGGTGCTCATTATACTTCCTCGAAGTCTGTAATGTACTCGGTGTCCCAAGCACGGGTGTCATCCACGAATGCTACCCTATCATCCGCCCGCAACATAGCCATCGTCTGGCCGTAGTCGAGGTGGATGCCCTGCTCAGCTTTGATCTCGATGATCTCCTCGACAGAGGGTGCAAGCTCAGGCATGAACGTGAAGAAGTAGCGCGAGCTGTCAAAGGCGTGGTCGTCCTTCTTGTGGACGTCTTCCTTCTTGTTCGAGTCGAACGCCTTCTTGGCACTGTCGTAGCTCGCGCGTCGGAGCTTCTTCATCTCGCGAATGAGGTTCACACAGTTTGGGGAGATCATCCACCGCGGCTTGTGCTCACCCCAGCCATTCCGGCGCTCAAGCCGGATGTACTGCTGCATCTTCTCGATGCCGATTTGCACGTCACGGGGGATGTCCTCGGTGCCGATGAAGATGCCGTTGTTGGCATACTCCGAGACGTAGCTGATGCCATTGATGACGTGAGCATTGCCGTTGTTCGGGTCACCCACGCGCATGATCTTGTCGCGGTCGAGGCGCATGAACACCTCTTTGGCAGTGACGATCTCGGAGTGCTGGGCGACCGTCAGCTCGCTCTTGTAGTGCTCAGCGAAGGTGTAGACCCGGCCGTCCGGGTGCACGGCGTGCCAGAGCCAGGCGGTCGGGTTCGACCAGCCGAAGTCCACGCTCGTGTAGATCCTCCAGTGGTCATTCGGCATGAAGTGGTCCACGAGCACATGCTCGTGAATGTTCCAGGCAGGGAAGACTCGGCCAGAGCGGGCCAGGAAGGCGCCGTCCTCGCGGATCTTTCGCTCCACCTCGTCCATGCCGACGTAGTACTTGCCGCGCTGGCTGATCTCGGTCGTCAGGAAGGGGTTGTCCTTCTGGCTGAGCTCGAAGGTGCCGACGTCAGTCGGGAGCCCCGCTCGCTGCGCTTCGATCGACGGCTCCCAGAGGAGCTCGTAGGTCCAGCCCATGCCCTCGACAGAGGTGGCTGCGATGACCCAGAAGCCTTCGTAGTCAATGAGGCGCATCATGTTCTCGTTGAAGATGCTCAGTGGGGGGATCTCGTCAAAGTAGATCGCGTGCTTCGCCGTGCCACCGTGACGGTCGAGCTCCATTTGGTGGGTGAGGAACTGCACCTGTGAGCCGTTCGAGAATGTCAGGGTGAGCTCGGTGTTGTTCCAGGAGTCATCCCACGAGCCGTTGACGAGCATCGAGGTGCTCATCCAGCGCTTGAACTCGGGCAGCACCATGCCGCGGACACCCTTGTCGATGTCCACGCAGACGAAGCGAAGCTTGAGCCCCTTCGTCGGCCAGCCCTTCGGGCGCTTTCGGTAGGGGTGCGTGTTCATCGCGGTGTAGATGGCGTCCACAACAGCCGCCGTGGTCTTGCCAGCGCGGTTACCAGCGCTCATGTACCGTCCGGTGAGCTCGCACTTGTGGAAGTCGAGCTGGGCCGGGTAGGGCTTGTAGCTGAGGATGCTCGGTCGATGGATCGCAGCATCGAGCTGATCGACGGCGAGGTCCATCAAACTGAGCAGCCCGTTGGGCTCGGTCTTCAGGGAGGTTTTGCGTGCCATGTCGGTAGCCTACCCTAGGCTGTTGTGCTGTCTGTGGCCCCGAGTGCGACGAGGGCCTGCACCACCGACAGGAGAGCGATGTTCCCGGCTCGGCTGCCAGTCAGCGTGATGCCGGTGAGGAGCTGCACAGAGTCGCCGCCGCGGTGGTTGTGTGCCCCGGAGGCAGCCTGGTTCTCACCGGCACCGATGGTGTGGTGAATGGCTTCCTTGCGAGCGTCAGTGTCCGCCTGAGTGTGGAACTGCTCCACCTCTTCGGAGGATGGAGGCCGACCCTTTTTGGTCAGATCGACCCCCTGCTCGCCCTGGCCGGGCTCGGCCATTACTCGACCGGCTTGTTCGTGGCTGCGTAGACGCCGCCGAACACGCCACCGATGGACACCAGCACCGCGATAGCGATGGTGAGGCCCTCCTGAGACGAGATTGCTCCGTCTTCCAGTGCGGTGACTGCGGTGGACAGGCCCGCCACTACTGCGGCGATTCCTGCTCCGATGTATGCCTTGGTGGCTGTGGTTTTGGTTGGCATGTCAACTCCTCTTTCAGCGCCTATGCTACAGGCCGAGAGCCTTCCAGGTCTGCGTTCCGACAATGCCGTCCACGGCGAGACCGGAGCGGCGCTGGAACTCCTTTACAGCAGCTTCAGTCGCAGGGCCGAAGTTGCCATCAGCAACCAGCTTCGAGGCGTAGAGCGGGTAGCTGGAGCGCAGGCGGTTCTGGAGGTCCCGGACATTGGTGCCTGTGTTGCCACGACGGACGACGCCACGGCCAGGAGCAGGTGCAGCGTTCACAGCGTTCCAGTACGCCTGGTGAGCGTTCTGGGTGTTGGTGCCCCAGATGCCGTCAGCGGTGACGCCGAGGAAGGTCTGGTAACGCTTGATTGCTGCCTTGGTAGCCGGGCCTTCGAGACCATCGACCATGAGGCGCTCTCCGCGAGCGGTGTTGAGCCAGTTCTGGCGGTCCTTGACGACCTGCTCGACCTTGCCAGGAACACCTGTAAAGGTGAAGTGCACAGGGTCGCTCAGCCCGAACCACTGGAAGCCGTAGGCTGCCGCGTGCTGCTTGAACTTCTCGATGTTCCCGACGTCAACAGCAACACCGCCATTGGCGACGTGGTTCGACGCCTCAGCCGGTCGGGCGGGCGGGTAGAGGTAGGGCGGGCGGTTCGAGGCACCCCCCTTGTCCCAGCGACGGATCGCCTCGTTCTGCTCTGCAATAGAGCGTCCCGCAGAGTTGATGGTGAGCACGCCGTGGTCGTCCTCGTAGGCGTTGATCGCCGCTGCGGCGTCGTCACGAAGCCACATGTTCGGGTGGTGCTTGAGATTTGCCATGATGTGTCCTTTGTCCTTTACAGCTACTTGATCGGGAAGGGTGCGATGGTCGCAAGTCGCATGTCGATTACAGAGTTGGTCCCCTTGCCGAACTGCACAATCGTGCCATCTGCTCCGATGATGAGGTCCTTCAGGACCCCGACGTCGAAGAAGTACAGCGTCCGCTCTCGGGTGGGACGATAGTCAACAGGGAGAGTTGCCACGAGCGGGCCAGCGCCAGAGGACCCGCTGATGCGCCCATTCAACGACAGGAGGCCACTCTTGATCTCGAATCGCGCAGGCTGCGCCCCGGAGTTCCATCCAGAAGCGAGTACGAGATCGATCTCTTTGTTGGAGTTGAATACTCTCCAGGAACCCCCTGAAGTCTGCTCCCACAGCACTCGATCGCCGTCAGACTCCTGGTAGGTGTCTCCCGGCTTCATGCCAGAGATACCTGAACGAGAAGCGGCAGGGCCGTAGAAGTTGTGGTTGCGCTCAGCAGCACGGCCCCAGCCAGCGGCGAAGGCGTCAATGAGGTCTGAGTTGGCATTGAGCCGGTCGATGTCCACAACCTCATCAGGCACGATGAGTCCAGTGGACCCTCCACCTGGCTTGTAAAGGGTGAGGAATGGGGTGTACGCGGGCATGGCTATGGCTCCCTGAGGCTCTGCACGATGGTGAGCTACTGGCCAATCGAGTTTTGGATTGACAGCGCTGTCATCTTACCCCGAACTCGGTTGAGAATGCGATCCAACAGTTCCTTGTCGTCAGCACACTCTTCTTGGATGACTTCCATCACCGTGAGCACGACAGTGCGAGCGTTCTGCACCTCTTGCTGCTGCGGGTTCCAGCGGCCAGTCATCTCCAGGACCTTGTTGATGGCCCAGGACTCTCCAGAGTCGGCGGCAGCCACAAGTCGGTTGAGCGCGGTGTTCACGCTGTCCCCGAGGTTTTGCTCGGCCTGCTCGGTCATTGCACGAGCAAAGACCGGGTTCCGCATCCACGCGGTGTACTTCGTCATCGGGATGCCGATGGCAGACAGTCGGGCTTTCACCATGCGCTTGTCGCTCGGGTCCTGGAGGATCTGGATGGCGTAGAGCTGCTCGGCTGTGAGGCCGACCTTGGCCTCGAACTCGATGCCGCGGATCGCAAGGGCTTCCTTGAACTCCGGGGTCGCCCACGCCTGCCTGACGACCTTCGGCTCGAAGTTCTCCCACGAGTTGGTGACCTCGTTGAGGGTGGGGAGCTTGCCGTGCTTCCGGTAGAGGAGGTCCACGCCAGCAACGATGTGCCGGAACATCTGCGGGTTGAAGCCCGCGGGCACAGGGGACCGCTTGACACGGCCATCCTTCGTGATGACGAGCTCGCGGCCCTCGGCCTTGATGTCGCTCACTTCTTGCGCTTCCGCTGAAGCAGCAGGCCAAGGCCGTAGACGATCGCAAGTCCGGCGAGGAACAGGAAAACCATGTTCGAGATCACCTCAGACTGCACGTAGATGTCAGGCATTATTCACCCCGCTTCGCGTGCCAACGCTTCTGAGAGGCGTCCAGCGCCTCGGTGTGCGGGTAGGACATCTCGTGCAGGGCCGTGCGGATCGACTCAGGCATGGTCTTCTGCCGACCGTCAGCGTAGCGCTGCACGACGACATCAGCCACCACAAGCGTCTGGGCCGTCTTCGAGATCGAGCCGATGGCCTTGACCATGCGGGCGAATGGAGTTACCTGCTTGTCGTCCTTTACAGACTCAGGTAGCTTGACGCGGTTCGAGATGCGTCGGTTGGTGACCCACTGCTGGTAGGCGAGGTCTACGTCGAGCCCGCCGTACTCTTCGTCAAAGTCGTCCTGGTCGAGGCCACGATCTTGCCACTCCCGCCACAGGGCAGCCGAGATCCGCGGGGTGACCGACTGGAGGCGCCCCTGTACGAGGCGCCCCAGCAGGTTCTTCCCGAAGCCATGCTTGACAGCGAACTCGGTGCGGCTGAGGCCCGTGCGTTCGATCATGAAATCGACTGGATTCTTACTCATGGTCTTAGGGTAGCACATCAATCTCAATCGAGGTGCTCGACAGTGAAGGCGTTGACACCGCCCTCGGGGTCCCACCAGATCATGTCGTTCTCATCGACGGTGACCATGCCACTCTCCCCGACAGGGAGGTAGAGGCGCGTCGGCGTCGCAACGATCGAGCCCTGCTGCGACTTCCCTTCGACCCAGATCCGAACGTCGTCATACTCCTCAGGCGTGAACTTCACGCCGAGCTGGCCGTCGTCTAGCTCTATCTGTTCCATGTCTGCTTCTTCTTTCGGTAGTCGCGCATGTAGTCGGCGTCAGCCCTTGAGGAAGCTGTTGATCTTCCCGGCCAGCTCAACGAGGTCGCGAGGAGCCACGTCGAGGCCGTGAGCAGCTTGGATGTCCGCGAGGACGATCTGCACGGCGTAGTGCATCGCAGCACTGCGGAGCTGGCTGAGCTCGTAGTCGCGGCGTTCGTCACGAGAGACCGCTTCGTCGGCAAAGGTATTCGTGTCCTTGACGTCTGGCTCATCCTGGTAGTTCTCCGTGGGGATGGGCTCGGTCGGGACGGGGTGCACAGCGTGGTGAGCTGCTTCCACGATGCTCAGGAAGTACTTGGTCTCGACTTCGGTGTGCGTGCCGTTGACGGCGCTGACCTTCGTGGAGAGCGGAGCCCACTCGCCTGCAAGCTGAAGAAGCTCTCGGAAGTCAGGGTTTTCCACGAGGACATAGCCCTCGTGCTCGGTGCTGATGATCGCGGGGATCGGGGTGTGGGTTTCGAGAAGTGCTCGGATGCTGGTCATGAGGATTTCCAATCTCTTGTCTGTAAAGGGAGTGTAGGGGTGGGCCGCTAGGTTACTGAGCCTGCGTTGCTTAGCCGAACTATCGGCACCCGGTCGTGCTAGGAGAGCTGCTTGCGAAGGTTCGCGAGCGCGTCTTCCAACTCGGTGACGTCAGCCGCGAGGATCTTGAAGGGGGCCTCACCGACCCAGCCGACGAGCGAGAGGGAGAGCACGGCACGTCCGCTGTACTCTTCGACGCTCATGGCGACCTGGCCGATGTGGACGGCGACAGGGAGCTTGGAGAAGTCGTCCAGCGTCTTCAGCGGGTCCTTCTTGGTGCGCGGAGCCTTCTCGGCCTTGGTGATCTCAGTGGCGCCGTCCTTGGTCACTTCGACCTCTCCATCGGGGAGCGGGGTGTTCGGTGCCGGGACCTCGGGAGCAGCGCTGACGACCTCGGCCTGTGCCAGTGCGGCATCGGTCGAAACGGTCTCAGGCTTGGGCTGCGCAGCGGTGGCAACCTTCGCGTCCTTCCGGGCCTGTGCAGCGGCCTTCTTCTGCTCGGCGGCAGCGTTGGCAACAGCGTCGGTGTTCTCGGCGTCGGCCTTGTGTGCGCCTGCGGGTGCAGCGGTCATGGTTCCTCCTTGTTTAGGGTACTTATTAGGGTACTTACAAAGCGTAGCACACCGACAGAGGACGCACAAAGCCCCTCACCTTCTAACCAAGGGGAGGGGCTCTGCTCATACAACGTGCACTTGTCGGGGACAGCTTACTCGATGTCGTAGGTCGCGTCGAAGATGTCGGGCTTGCACGGGTAGAACTCGCCCTTCACCCCGCGAATGATGACGTCTCCGGGGCTGGCAGTCATCCTGCCCTCCAGCGTGCTAATAGCGATCGTGTGGTCTTCTCCTGTATCACTACACAGAGGAGCGGTGCACCGGAAGGTTGCCAGCCCATTGTTGTTGAGAATCCAGTCGATGACCGCACCAGCACTCGCTGACCCACCTGGCCAGACCATGTACTCGATCTCGACAGGCTTCTTGGTGGCTTTGCGGATCAGTGGGTTCACGAGAAGATCGCCTTTCCAGCCCACATGAGGGCCTCTTCGAGGTGGGTGAGGGCAAGGCTCTTCTCACGAGAGTCTGCTGCGCCCCAGTTGAGTTGAGAGGCCACCTCGGCGGTCTTGTCCCGAATCCAGGCTTGCAGCTCAAGCTGCTCGACAGAGGGTTTGCTGTCCTGCGCGATCACGAAGCGGTTGTAGATGCCTTCGCGAGGGGCGGTTCCTTCAGGCATGAGTGCCATTTGATTTCCAATCTCTAGGGTACTGGGTGGTACCTGTCTAGGGTAGCACACCTTGCTGGTCCATTTCTAGGGTAAGTGGTCTGCTCCTGCACGCTTTTCTTAGGGTAGTGGAGGTAGGTGGTAATTGGCGGACAGGGCTAGTCAAATAGATGAAACGCGCTTTTCCTTTACAACATCAAGACTGTAACCAGTAGCCAACCCCGGCGAACCTTTACAGGAGGAATACCATGTTCACTCACACCGCAACTATCGGTCGCAACGTAGGCTCGACCCCTATGTCTGACATCTCATGGTTCACGTTCGAGCGTGCCATGCTCGACGCTCTGTGGACCGCAGCGCACACTAGCCACGGTGCTGAGGAGATCAGCGTACGTAAAGGTGAGGGCGCGTGGGAGGGCGAGCCCAAGGAGAGCATTACGGTCACAGTCCTCAGCCCTGAGCGTATGCCTCACTACCGGCTGCTTGAGCTCAAGGGTCGGCTGGCCCTCTTTTGCCGTGAGTACAAGCAGGATGCCATTGCGCTGAGCGTCAATGTCCAGGCTGAGATCATCACGTTCGAGCGGGACAGCGGGATCTAGGTAAGCGAAAGAGTAGGCCCCCCGCAAGGGGGGCTTTCTCTTGGGCCGGGTAGAGGAATCAAATGGACAAACAGATGCCACCTTTACAGCGTGATTATCTATAACCACAGCAAGCGCACCGAACGTATCCACCAAGTGGCTCTACAAGGTTTGGACACTTGCTCGCACCATAGCTTTACAGACACAACGCAATACCTTTACAGACACAACCTTTGGAGACATCATGACCACCGTTGCACAGTGCGACCTCGCGCACGCCGAGAATATCGAGGCAACGAAATGATCGACTACATCGACCCGTCCCTCGCGTTCGGCGTCGCGATCCTGCTCTGGGGCTTCTACGCATGGCAGTGCAAACGATGAGCGGCCTCCCGCTCACTGCCACGCAAACCACACCGTTGACTGCGGTGTCTAGCTGAAACAGGGTCGGGCTCCCCCAGGGGAGTTCGGCCCCCCAGCCGCGTAGAGGAATCAAATGGACATTCACACGCCCTCTCGCTTTACAGGCAAAGTTATGAATGTCACCAAGACGCACCGGTCGCATCCTCCCAGAGGCACTGCAAGGGCTGGACATCTTTACAGACACACGCTTTACAGATCTAGCCTTTACAGGCGAACTAGCTATTGACCTTTACAGGTCACCTGTGCTACCCTAGAACTACCCTAGGGAAGAATCATTCACGTGATTCGGACTGGGAGAGCAATACACCGAGAGTCGCACTAAATCAGCACTGGCACTCTCACCACACGCACTACCTACCTGTGCTCAGCACACCTATCGATCAGGAGATCATCATGCCTCACGTCAACGTCGTCCCCGCCGCTCTTCGCGGTGAGAACTACACCTCCTCCAGCTTCAGCACCGACCACTATCGCGAGGGATTCACCCGATACGGTGCCCCCTACGTCGGACACCTCCCCCGTGCCCTCCAGGCCGTCCTCAATGACCGCTTCAGCGCTGGCAAGATCCGTCAAGTGATCTACAGCTATTCCACGCCCATTGCGTGGCTGGATGGCGATACCTGGATCATCCCTGACGTCCGCTACTCAGCGACCACCAGCACCAAGCACATGACCCACCTCTGGCGTTTGCCGAACCGCCGTTCGATCAACTGGGACACGCCTCTCGATGAGTACCTCCGTGTCTTGGATGGCCTCATGATCTACACAGCTAAGGGAACAGCACCGGGGGAGAACGTCACCTCGTAGCTTGTCAGCTTCCGGGTGGTGGCCCCCCTTGGGGGGTCAGCCACCATCCCGAATTCCCTTATTATGAGCTGTACTCGTCCTGTGAGGGACGGTACAGCGAATAAACTACCCTGTCAAATCGTAGTTTCTGCGCAAGAATAACGCCAAGCATATCCGCAAGACTCTTGCCTATGCTCAGACGTATGTAGTACCTTGCCGTATATATACGCACCTTAAGGTGCAGAATGGAAAGATCACATGGCACGTCACCCGCTTCAGGCACAGTATGAGCGTGTGTCACGACAGAGAGCGCTCTTGAGTGCACAGGCCGTGTTGCTCGGTTGGACGAAGCTCGACACGCTCGACGCCTACCTCACCCACGAAGATGAGCTTGTGGTCATCGACAAAGAGCTACGCCGCTACTCGACCACAGATGAGGCCGAAACACTCATCAGCCCTGATGTCCCTGTCGGCGCTGAAGGCAAAGCGATCGTCACCCCGGCAGATGTTCCCGCGGCTGAGTTCGGCCCGCGCTGGCAAGCCATGCGCGCCAAGATCTCGTATGCGCTTCAGGATGACGTCGGAGCGCTGGATCTGAGCACAGCCGACAGGGCGAAAGCTCTGGAGAATATGGAGCTGCTGGCCGCGTCTTTGCTGCGAGCTGTGCAAGTTCTTCGCGAGCACGACGGCCCGGACTGGCGCGAGGCGATCGGCCTGCCTCATGCTTGACCAGTTGCTCAATCTCACCGGAATTGCCAGGCTCTATGGCGTGCAAGCTCCCGTTGTGGCGAACTGGAGAACACGGGACCCAACATTCCCAAAGCCGCTCACCACTCCGGGCGTGATCGGCATCCCTCTCTGGGATGCGCGCGAGATCCTCGCCTGGAAATTGCCTCTTGACAACTACCCTAGTTAGTACCCTAGAATAGCTTTACAGCCTCACCTGAGGCAGAGAGATTGGAGATCTCATGTACGCAACGAAGACGCACACGGCAGCGAAGGCTGTTCGGGTGGATCAGAAGACGCGCGAGGCTCAGGCCCGCTTGGCTCAGAAGTCGTTCAGCACCTACATGCGTGAGCACAACGCTGAGCTTGCCCGCAAGGCTGGTGCATGATGGGCCGCTCAGTCATGACGCTCGGTGGCACGGCCATTGTCGCCTACACCGAGTTCGAGCCCTCCCACTATTGCGAGGTGCACGACGGATTCGAGTGCACCGACATCGAATGCGATTCGAGCTGCGACCACAGCGACGACTATCAGT